GATAAATCAAACCGACGAGATACTCTATCCACATTTAGATGATCCTAATTTTACACTAAAATTAACTAAAAAAAAAGAATTCAATGATGTAAAAATACAAAAAAAAACACAAGATCAAATAAATAATATTGGAGAAGAAGCTGATAGATTGTGTAAAGGCAATATAGAATTTGAATTAGAACCTCATCAAATGTTTGTAAGAAATTTTCTATCATTTGAAACACCTTATAAAAGCTTACTTATTTTTCATGGTTTAGGAACAGGAAAAACATGTTCTTCTATAACCGTATGTGAAGAAATGAGATCTTACTATAAACAATTAGGGATTAATAAAAAAATAATGATAATAGCGAGTCCTACTGTTCAAGAAAATTATATGCTACAATTATTCGACGAAAGAAAACTAAAACGAATAAATGGTTTATGGAATATTAAAGCATGCACAGGAAATAAATTTATAAAAGAAGTAAATCCTATGAATATGAAAGGACTAACAAGAGATAAAATAGTAAAGCAAATAAAAAAAATAATACGCCAATCATATGAATTTATGGGATATATCGAATTTGCTAATAAAATAGATAAACTTATTAAAAAAATAAATGTTTCAGGTGATAATGATAGAAAAAGAAAAAGAAAGATTAATGTCATACGTCGCGAGTTTTCCAATAGATTATTGGTTATTGACGAAGTTCATAATATTAGAGCTTTACATGGATCAAAAAGAAGAACAACTCAAAATATGTTAGACTTAGTTACATATGTAGATAATATGAAAATGTTATTACTTACAGCTACTCCTATGTTTAACGATGCAATGGAAATTATATGGTTATTAAATTTAATGAATTTAAATGATAAAAGATTTCCCTTAAAAATTAGTGATGTATTTAATCTTGATGGTTCTTTTGTTAAATCTGAATCGGGGGAAAATATTGGTAAGCAATTATTAATTCAAAAACTTATAGGATACGTATCTTATGTCAGCGGAGAAAATCCTTTTACGTTTCCTTATAGAATTTGGCCATGGGAATCCGCTAATCCGCATTCTTTAAAAAAACTTTTACAAGATGGATGGAATTATCCTACCACACAAGTAAATGGTTTAGAAATTACAGAAGAAATGCGAATAAGATATTTAGATTTAGTAATAACAAAATTAAGTGATGATCAACAACAAGCATATGATTATATTATTTCGCGGGAAAAAGAAAAAAATCCTATTCTTAATGAACCCCGACAGGGGGTAAAATATACTGTAATAGATGGTCCGTTACAGGCTTTAAACATGATATATCCTCATAGAGACCTAGACAACCCACAGGACAACATAGAAAAATATTTATACGGAGGTGCTGGATTAAATAGAGTAATGGAATATACAAAAAGTTCTAAGAAAAGATTTAGTTATGTTTCGGAAATAGAAAAACAATATGGTAGATTATTTAGTAGTTCAGGAGAAAATCCTCCTTTAAAACGTTATAGTAGCAAAATATACGGCATTACAAAAAAAATAAAGGAAAGTGAAGGAATTGTATTGATATATTCACAATATATCGACGGGGGGTGCGTACCTATAGCTTTAGCTTTAGAAGAAATGGGTATTACTCGTTACGGAGATCGACAAAAATCATTATTTACAACACCTCCAACTGAACCTATGAAAATTAATGGGAAAAAAGCAAAATATATTATGATTACAGGCGATAAATTATTATCTCCTGGAAAAAACAATAAAATGGAATTAAAAGTCGCAACTCACCCAGACAATATTAATGGGGAAAAAGTAAAAGTAATTATTATTTCAAAGGCCGGATCCGAAGGATTAGATTTTAGAAATATACGCCAAGTTCATATATTAGAACCATGGTATAATATGAATCGTGCGGATCAAATTATAGGGCGAGGTGTTAGGAATAAAAGTCACTGCGATTTACCTTACAGTAAAAGAACTGTAGAAATATTTTTATATGGCAGTGAGCTCGATGATCCAACCCAAGAAGCTATTGATTTATATGTTTATAGATTAGCAGAATATAAAGCTTTAAGAATAGGCATTATTTCTAGAATTTTAAAAGAAAATGCTACTGACTGTTTAATTAATATTAATCAACAAGATATGATTGCTGATAAAATGAATAAAACAGTACAATTAACATTATCGAACAATAAAACCATAAAATTTAAAGTAGGTTATAAAAACAACAGTATTATTTGCGATTTTATGAATTGTAATTATAACTGTTCTCCAAATGAGAGCACAGGAGATGGACTTTCATTTGATACTTATTCAGAAAATTATATTGTCATGAATTTAGAAAAAATATTACAACGTATTAAACAATTATTTAAGGAACATTATATTTATGAAAAAAGTGATTTAATAAAACGTATTAACGCTGTAAAATTTTATTCGTCTGAGCAAATTAACATGGCACTACATGTATTGATTACAGACAAAAATGAATATTTATCTGATATGTTAAATAGAAATGGTAGATTAGTTAATATAGCAAACTACTATTTATTTCAACCTATTAATTTAGATAATAAATATTTGACACATTTTGAAAGAAAGAACCCTATTGATTACAAAGCCACTCATATGTCATTTAAACTTCCAAAAAGAATTAAATTATTCCAAACAGATGAAAGTAAAAAAGACGATAAAGATATGTTAGATATATTAAGAGAGAGATATAATATATTAAGTAATCCGGGTAAAATAACAAAAAAACGAGATTGGATACAGACAGGTGCATGGGCTATTGATAATCTAGTAAAGTATAATAATTTAGACAAAACACTTCTTCTTAAATTTGGATTAGAACATTTATTCGACATTCTTACTATTGATAAAAAAATAGAAGTTTTAAATAAACTTTATCAAAAAAAAGAAAAAAATACATTCGATAATTTTTTATTAGAAATTTTAAATAAATTTACAGTGTCAAAAGATCCTTATAAAGGATTTGCGTGTGCTAATTATTTTAAACGTATAATTAAAAATCCAAAGTTAGATTATACAATATTAGTCTATAACACAGATAAAACCCCTGCTGTTTGGGAAGCAAAAACACCGTCTATTTCTTCATCAATAAAATTAGAAATGATAAAAAAAATAATTAAAAAATTTAAAATAAATGATTTAACCGTCTATAACCCAGACGTTATAGGATTTTTAACCAAACATGGCAGTAATATAGTTTTTAAAACTAAAATACCTAGATCATCAAGAAAAAGCAAAGGCATTCAATGTCCTTCAGCTGGAGAAAATAGAACAGTAACAATGAGTAGATTAAATAATATTTTACAAAATATAAAACCGGAAATTAAATATAAATTAAATAATAAAAAAACAAAAACAAAACGAGTAATTCATTCTATATATGGCAATACTGATATTGAACAAATTTTTAATATGGACGAAAAAAATGTAAGCTCTAAAAATATCGCACCAATAACAGATGTTCAAATGTGTATAGAAACAGAATTAGCATTAAGATATTTAGATGAAATAGGTCATGACGATAAAAGATGGTTTTTATCTACATTAGAAGATACTATTAATGATATCAAAAATCTTAGAATTTAAATAAAATTGAAAAAAAATAAAGATGTATTAATACTATATAATAAATGAGTCAAAAAGCTAAAACACGAAAACGCGGTAAGGGAATTTTTATGAAAAATGTTTTAACTAGAACGATTCATATACCATTTAACAGTATAGGTAGTAATATAAAATTAAATATTAAAAAAACATTAGAAACAGACCTTTATGGTAAATGCTCAAAAGAAGGCTATATTAAAACAAATTCTATTAAAATCTTATCTTATTCTTCTGGTATAGTTCAAGCAGATAAAGTTATTTTCGAAGTTATGTTTGAATGTTTAGTATGTTGTCCAGTAGAAGGACAAATTATTAAATGTAATGTTAGAAACATTACTAGAGCTGGAATTAGAGCCGTTTATGCTAATGAAGATCCGTCGCCTATTACAATTTTCATAGCAAGAGATCATCATTATAATCAGGAACAATTTACTAAGATTAAAGAAGAAGAAGACATTGTTATTCGTGTAATAGGTGTTAGATATGAATTAAATGATGAAAGTATTTCTGTTCTAGGCGAATTAAAACCTCAAAAAAAGAAACCAAGAGTAAAAGTAACCATCGCAGATAATTAATTTAAAGATAAATTTATCTAATAAATTTATTTTTACTTAAATAATATTTTTTTTATTTTTTTATAATGACAGACTCAATGCTTTTAATAAAATTAAAAAACGAGATAGAAAAGTTAGATAAAATACATCATATTAAAATATTAGAGATACTAGAAAAACATAGTATAAAATATTCAGAAAATAGAAATGGTATTTTTATTAACATGAATTCTTTCAATAAAAAAACAGTATCAGACATTAGAGATACGTTAAAATATATTAAAGAGCAAGAAAAAAACCTTAATGACATTGAAAAAGTTAAAAAGGAATTAAACAAAGACTATTTTAAAAATAGTAATAAAGACACAACTAATTATGTATATAAAGAATGAACAACAACATAACAAGGCTATTCAAGGATCTCAATAATTATTCATTTAGTAATAAGAATATTTCTGATATAATGGAAAATATTCCTATTTTACAAAACAATAAAGAAAAGAAAAAATCAACAATTCAACAGCAAAAAATAAAAAAACCTAAGTATGAAGAATTTTTCTTTCCAAAAGAAAAAGATAATTTATTTTGGTGTTGGTATGTATTTAAAAATGGTTTAAGTGAATACGAACTACTTCCTCATAAATATTTTATTATTGAAAAAACAAGAAAAATTAATTTTGTAGAAACACTGCGAAAAACTACATTTGGTAAAAAATTTAAAATAAAGAAAAAAGAAATAGAACTCAATTTGGCAAATGATCAAACACTTAACTTAAAATCACTAGAAGCTATTTTAATGATTGAAAAATTTAATTTTATTTTTATGAATGATAAAATTTATTATGAAAACATAGAACATCCCCAAAATAACACTTGTATTATTTGGTTCAATGAAAAAACACAAACGTTTGGTTTGCTTTTAGAGCATGATAAATTATATCAATATAAAGAACCACGATTTATTGTTGATAATTATTTAAAGCCTGTCAAATCTATTTCGGCTTATAAAGCAAACGAGTTAAAAGAAATATGTAAAAAAGTTGGTATTGAAATTATGAAAACACCTACAAAATGTAAGACAAAAAAAGATCTTTACCAACTACTTTTACAAAAAATTGTATAAAATGACTTTTGTAAAATTGATATAAAATTAATTTCCGACTTTTATATATATCAAATGAATAAAAAAGAAAAAGCACCTAATGAATTACTCCAAGATTATATAAATATATATTTAGGAAGCGGTAGATCTAATATAGATAATCAAGACGAATTAGAAGTACGTTTTGCCACGAAACACTACAATACTCTTTCCAAAATAGATTTTGACAATATTATTGAAAAAATAAAGTCCGGGGGTTTTAATGACACAAATTTTTCCGACGATGCTAGATACACTTTAAATATACAAAATGAATTTATAGATCCACGTTCAGGGAGAACTAAAATGTCGAATATAAGAACTACAATATCAGGCATACATAATATACAAAAGTATTGTAAAACAAATACATTAAATATGGATTCTAATGGATACGTAGATTACAATACTACATTTATGCAAAAGTTTCCAAAACGAGTAGATAGAGAAAGCGAACCTCTAAGGCCTATAGATTTTCATGATTTTCATTTCAGAGTAAATTATAAAACAGAACGCAAATTAACTCAAAAAAATCAGGAAATAGAAAATTTAATAGAATCATGGAGAGATACAAAAAAAGTGTTTAGATTTATAAAAAGGTATTCATTTACTCATACTGATATGAATGGATTTCCTTTTAGAATTGATTGTAGTATAGTAAAAACTTCCAATAAAAAAAGATATTTCATACCTGAATATAATATAGAAGATTCTAATGTATTTAAGAATCCTGAAAATTACGAAATAGAAATAGAAATGCTTAATGCTAGAAGAAATATCTCGCAACTACATAGAGAACAACAAATACCTGAATTTTTAGATAGTTTAAGACGAGGTATAAAAATTATATTATCCGGATGGCAACAATCAAATTTCCCTATATCGTTTCGCGAACAAGAACAGGTTTTAAAAGAATACATGAAATTAATTTATGAAAATCACGAAATACCTGATAGAAGACAAAGGCCTTCTGATTTTATAGGTCCATCATCTATTAGTTTAGAAATGCCCAATATCATGGAAAATCAACAAGATGTTAATATACCTAATATAAATAATCCTTATACAGTAACAGATAAAGCCGATGGCACGAGAAAACTATTATTTATTTCAAAATTAGGAAAAATATATTTCATCGATGTAAATATGAATGTTCAATTTACAGGAAGTGTCACGCGTCATAAAACATCTATGAATAGTATATTGGATGGAGAGCACGTTCTACATGATAAAAATGGTAATTTTATCAATCAATATTTATGTTTTGATATATATTTTAAAAATAAAGAAAATCTAAAAGCATATCCATTTGTTGAAATTCCAGATCTTAGATATGTAGATGATAGTTTAGATAAAACTATTTTTAGATTAGCAGAGTTAAATAAATATATTAAATCTTTAGATGATAATTGTGTGATAAGAGATTTTTCAGGTGAAATAACAATTAAAACAAAAACATTTTATACAAATATTGATAATGATATATTTTCACAGTGTAAAATTATTTTAGATGGTGAAAAAGACGGGACAATGTTTCCATATGAAACAGACGGTTTAATATTTACACCCTGTGATAAAAGTGTTGGTTCTGATAAAACTGGAGAATTTACAGATCCAAAAAAAATTACATGGCAGCATTCAATGAAATGGAAACCGCCTCATTATAACACTATTGATTTCTTAGTAAGAACTAAGAAAACAGAAACCGGAGAAGATTTTATAGGAAATGTTTTTCAGGAAGGAAATTCATTATCTAATTCTACTCAAATAAATCAATATAAAACTCTTATACTACATGTAGGTTTTGATGAAAGATCACATGGTTACTTAGATCCCTGCGAAGACGTCGTAAAAGCAAATTATCCAAAATATCAAACTGGATATGAAACATCTAATTACAGACCTATGCCATTTTATCCGCACGACCCTACACCAAATTATCCTATTTATTTGTGCAATATTATGTTAAAAAAAGTAGGATCATCCACACATCTTACAGATGAAAAAGGCGAGCAAATTTTTGAAGACAATACAATTGTGGAATTTAAATTTAATAAATCAGGAAATAAATTTTGGCAATGGATCCCTATACGCGTTAGATATGATAAAACGGCTGATTATAAATTCGGTAGAAAAAACTATGGAAATGCTTATCATGTTGCTAATAGTGTTTGGAAGTCAATACATAATCCTGTTACAGAAACAATGATTACTACAGGCGAAGACATAGTAAGTAGTATGGATGAAAATGTTTATTATAATCGAACAACTAATAAAACATCTACCAGAGGATTAAGAGATTTCCATAACAAATATATTAAAAGAAAGCTTATTGTTGATGTGAGTAATAGAGGAGATACGTTAATTGATATGACTGTTGGAAAAGCTGGTGATTTACCTAAATGGGTAGATTCTAAGCTTTCATTTGTATTTGGATTGGATATAGCAAAAGATAATATTGAAAATAGAATAGACGGGGCATGTGCTAGATTCTTAAACTACAAAAAGCGATATAGAAGTATGCCTAGTTGTCTTTTCGTTCAAGCAAATTCTTCTCTTAATATTAAAACTGGAGAAGCTTGTTATAGCGAAAAAGGCAAACGCATAGTATCGGCTCTTAGTGGCGAAGGACCTAAAGATGAAGAGTTATTAGGCAAAGGTGTCTATAGACAATATGGAAGAGGAAAAGATGGTTATAATATCGTTTCCAACCAGTTTTCAATACACTATTTCTTTGAAAATCTCAATTCTTTTCATAATTTTATGAGAAATGTTAGTGAAAATTGTAAAGTAGGAGGATATTTTATAGGAACATGTTATAACGGAGAAAGAATTTTTAGACAACTGTCAAATAAGAAACAGGGAGAAAGTATATTTGTATTAGATGAAAATGATAATAAAATCTGGGATATAAAAAAACAATATACATATGATACTTTTGAACCAGATGAATCCTCATTAGGCTATACAATTGATGTATATCAGGAATCTATTAATAAAACATTTACAGAATATCTTGTTAATTTTAAATATTTAACAAGGACATTAGAGAATTATGGTTTTGTCCCTATAAGCGATGAAACAGCTCAACAAATAGGATTTCCTTCTGGAGTAGGATCATTCTCTGAATTATATGAATTAATGGAGGACGAGTTGCTTAATAAAAGATTAAAGAAAGTAAATATTGGAGCGGCAGATAAAATGACGAGTAATGAAAAAAAAATCTCATTTTTAAATAATTATTTTATATTTAAAAAGGTGCGTAATCCAAATGCCGAAGAAATTTCTATGCAGTTCATGGATCGTTCTGAAAAACAAGAATTACAAGAAGACATAGAAACTGCTCTCTTACAAGAAAGTAAATCCCGACCTAAAAAACGAAAAGTAAAAAAATATAAAAAGAAAGTAAAATTACCAAAATAATATTATGATTGTAAATAAAGTTAGAAAATAATATAAATACTATACAAATTATTATTTATATTATGCCATACCATCACCTGCCTCAAATAGAATATAACATAAGAACTTCTAATATAGAATTACAAATAGAAGAAAAAAAAAAAGAAAAAAAATGTTCTAATCCGAGTCTTAGATACTATCTAACTCATATAAAAGGCTTAATAGATGAAAATATAGATGATTGGGATACTAATAAAAAATATACAAATCCATACGAATTCATACATACAAATCTTCCTAATTTTAAAACACCGATAAGTAAAATTAAACCTATTTCTAGAGCTTTTTTTAAACTTATTGAAATATACAACGACCATAATATATTTGTCTCAGACGCTCCTATTAAAAGTTTCCATTTAGCTGAAGGTCCTGGTGGATTTATAGAAGCCACAACATACATAAGAGATAATCCACAAGATACATATTATGGTATGACATTAATAGATAAAGAGAATCATAATATTCCAGGATGGAAAAAAGCAGAATATTTAATGAAAAAATATCCTAATATAAACATAGAATATGGAGCAGATGGCGAGGGAAATTTATATAATCATGTTAATTTAGAATATTGTAAAAATTTATATAGAAATAGCATGGATATTATTACAGCAGATGGCGGACTAGATTTTTCTATGGATTTTAATAATCAAGAAGAAATCGCTTTTAAATTGATTTTTTCACAAGTGATGTATGCTTTAACTATGCAAAAATATAATGGTCATTTTATTTTAAAAATGTTTGATACATTTGACAGTGCCAGCATTAGTATTATTTATTTACTTAGTTGTTTTTATGAAAATGTATATATAAATAAACCATATACTAGTAGATACGCAAACTCTGAAAAGTATATTGTATGTAAAAAATTTAAATATTCAAATACAGTGGAATTAACAGATAAATTTATAAATATTTTAAAACAATTAAATAATATTGACTTTAATAAGCATTATATTACTAAAATAATAAATATCCCTATACAACATTTATATTATAGTCAAATACAAGAAATTAATGCTATTTTCGGGCAACAACAAATAGATACTATATTATCTACTATAAAATTAATTACATATCATGATAGAAAGGTCGATAGAATTCAATATTTAAAAACAAATAACGCACAAAAATGTGTAAATTGGTGTATTAAAAACAACATTCCTTATAATATAATAAATCAATCTGTAAATATCTTTTTAGGAGAAAGAATAAATAAAAAAGTATAAATATAATATATATATGATAAATCCCGATATTATATACTTTCGTCGTCTTGTTAAAGAAGGATTAGAGAAGATACATAAAATAAATGATAAGATTTTAAAAGATAATCGCAGAACTAGAAGAAATTATAAATTAAAAAAGAAAAAGAAAAGAAAAAGTAAAACAAGAAAACATAGGTAATTTCTTATTGAAATTCTTAATAACTAAATTCTTAATAACTAATTTATACTTAGTTATTAATATATCATTTATATTTTTAAAATGTCTCATTCATTTAAAATTTTTCATTAATTAAGGCTATTGTAACTTCTTCATTTTTACTTATAGCTAATAAACCCTTTATTCGTCTATTAATTTCTGGAAAAGGAATATTAATCTTTATTCTTCTATCCTCATTAATATATTCTTTAAATAACATGTATAATTTTTTTATTGGTTCATATTTTGGATTAAGATTAAAATCGCTCAATTGCATTATAATATTTTTTACTTCTTCTTGTCTTTCCTTTTTATTTCGATAGACAGGTTCCTTTTTCTCTCGTTTTTCTTTTTTCTTTTCTTTAGAAGACTCGTCTTTTTTTATAATAGGAAAATTTTCTTTTTTAAACTCATCTGTATTTTTATCCTTATTTTTATCTATTTTTTCGTTAATAATTAAAGTAACGTTATTTTCAGTCATTTAATATAACATATTATTTATTTTTAAATTAATATTTATTTATGTCTATAACTGACACTATTTTCTCTATAACTTCTATCAATCTCGTCTATTGTACTATACACTCTGTTTCTGCGCAAAAAACTTAGAGTAGAATTTAATATATCTTCGTCTGTATTGTATAATGTATTTGTTCTCACTGTTTGCGGTGCTCTACAAATAGGACATGTATTATTTTCTAGTAACCATTCATTGATGCAATTTTGATGGAATTTATGATTACAGTTTAACCTTTTTATGTCAGAATTGGTTATTTCTTCCATACAAATAGTGCAATTATATGATTCATCGCTATCTATTCTACTATTTATCGTTTCATTGTTTCTATTTATCAATATATTATTTCCTATTCTAGGCTCATATACATATCTAGAACGTATAGAATTTCTTAAATGTAAAGGTCGTCTATTAAATCTTAATATACTATTATGATTAGATCTAGAAGTTATTCTAGGTATATAAGAATTAGGACAGGGATTGTTAATTGGGACCGGATAATTAGGCATTCCTATTTCGTAACTCAAATTAGTATTGTTAATTAATCTCGATTGTCCAACAGCCATCATTTTTACTAAATCCGGCGAAGTAAATCGAAATGTTCCAAAAGAACCTATATTATTTGTTATATCTCCTATAAAAATACCATTGTTGTAATTATTCGCTTCAAAATAATAATTACCCGCAGGGAGATAATTTCCATTTTCATCATAAATACTACGTATTGTACTTATCATGGTATTTATTTTACGCATTGACATATAATTAAAGAAAATATTAAAAAATTTTAAAATTGGAGCATTTATATATTAATAACTAAATTTAATTTATTGTTGGAAGCCTATCTTTGAAATATTTTTGAGAAATATAACATACAAACGTATTTACCACCTTTTTTACAAATAACGTTCCTGCCTTTTCAACTCTCTTGGTCAAAGGGTGTAATGTTTTCTTATTTTTTTCAGTAGCTCCTTTACAGATAGATTTATATAATATTTTTGTTATTTCTTTATCAAAATCAGCGAAACAAGTTTCCACCATTAAATCTACATTGCCATTTTTCAATAATTCTTTAAATGTTGGAACATAACGTGTAGAATCTTCTACTATTAGTGTTTTTTTTTCAGTAAAATAATTACCCAATCCAAAATAAATAGCAATAGGGAAAATGAAACATGCGCCATATGTATCACCTTCCTGTAAATTTACTCCAAAATAATTATGTTTTTTAGTTGTATCATAATGAATATCTAGTTTGTATTTTGTATTAAGGTATCTTTTTAAAGCATTCATCACTAAACAATCTACTGGTTCTCCAAAATCATAACGATTCATACGGGTCCTTGTTTTTATAGTTTGGTAAAAGGACGTTTGGTTCATCGCACTGCCATGCGAATTTACATAGTACATATCATACCCCCACTTTATCCTTGGGATCAACATTAAACAAACTCCATGAACAGAATAATTTGAAGACACCGATTTATCTACAAAATATTTATCAATGCCCATATTAATGAATATTATTTTTCTCTCCACTGCCAAATTATAAATTCTATCCCCTAAAGACATAAAATAAATCAAATTTTTATTATCGCAGAAATATGCTTCTAGTTTGTCAAATTCTTTATGTATAAACTGCGTATCTTCAAGATGAGGTACAAAATCTTTAAAGTCGATGCTTACGGAACTGTATTCCATTTTTTTACTCATATATTTATTAAAAGTTGATTTCTTTAACAGGTGCAAAAGCTGATTCGATTGATTTGGTGTAGGAGCAGACAATCCACAATCGTACGCCTTTGTCATTATAGTATTTATTTTTCCAGTCTTCGTGATATATTCAACGTAAGGGATCATATTGTTGTTAATGTTACACATGTTAAATTGTTATATAGTTTTTGAATATATAACAATTTTTATGTAAAAAAACTTTCAATTTTGTAAAATACAATTATAATTTAATATTATTTTATACTTAATATCCTCCTCCTGAATCTAAATCAAAATCTTCTATATCATCCAATTCTAGAGTTACATCATCTCCTATTGATATACCTGTGGCTCCTCCTGAT